CAGAAATCTTCTAGCATAGACATGAATTTCTTATCATCACGAACTTCACCTGTGTTTGCATCATAGACCAACTTAGATCTATAACGATTCATAACCTCACGAAGGTATTGTTCTGCCTTAACTTTAGGTAGATTACCAACGTCAATATAAAATATCCTCCTTTCAGGAGCACGTGACATACGATAAATTACCAAGGAATCTTCAATCATTCTAAGTTGATTGAGGGCCTTAATACCTTTATGTAACCATGATAATGTAATATGTTTGTTACGATCTACGAGTCCTGAAGTACAATAAGTTACTGCATCTTTAGCAATTTTAATTGCACCCTGCGCTCCATTGGTAGGAGTATAATTTTTATTTGCACCACTAGTAGGATTATATTCAAAATACTCTTCTAATTCTGGAGTACCGAGTGGTTTATCACTCTGCAAATTAACTAAATTTGGATCTTTCTTCTTCTGTTGACGTACATACTTAACCTTTAGTGCGTCAATATACCTTAATTCTTGTATGCCTGCATGAGGATCTTTTAAATCAATTACCTTATGATAATACAATCTACCATCAATATACCAATTACGAAAGATTTCATGTGATTTTGAATCAAAATCTAATAGGTCTTTTATATACTTAAACTCATCACGAATGACTTTTTTAATATTATCTCCAACTGATAAATTTGATAGATCTATATCTACAGGGCTGTCATTTAAATCTGAAACTATTGCTTCGTTTACAACATCCTCAATCGCTTCATCACACTCTGGATGAAGCGACATCTCTCTGTATCTCTTTATCAAATCATATTCATTTCTGAATACACCTTCAATATCAACGTACTGACCATAAAACCCACTACTGACATAATAGTCAGATTTGTCCGCTTCATTTTGCGGCACAGGCGACATTGCCCCCTGTGGCAGATTACTATTGTCAGTTCCCGCTATGGAGAAACCGAATAATTTAGCCATTTATCAGAAATTTTCTATATGTTCTATTTATCAGCCTATAACTACGTTATTATTTTCATCCATAGCTTCCCACCACTGAACCTGCATTTCTACAGAGAATTCTTCAATAACATTGTTACTATCATAAGATAGATCAATTGAAGAAACGTTTGTTGGGAATATACCGTGAAAATGATACGATCTAAGGATTGGAATACTATCTGAAGAAGCAGCAGGTGCATTAGTAGGCCCTGTTATTGGAGCTCTACCCAACTGATAAACATAAGCTTCCTGTTGATAAACTGTTGGATCAACCACACCAGCATTATCGGAAACTTTATTAATCATGTTCATCCACTTTTCCATCGCATCTCTGATAATAAAATTACTATCATTGATAACCGTTACAGTCCAAGTATCGAAACTTCTTTCTCCTGCAATTTTTAACTCCCTTCCCCTAAAAGGAACGGCGATTGGTGTTACAATCGATGCAGGTAAATTAGCACCTTTGACCAAAAAACGTAATCTGTCAGATACATCATTTGGATCAATAGCTAATTCTGGGAAATTAATCTCGACCTCGAAAAAATTTGGGCGTACGCCACCACCAAGTAATTTACTTTTAAAAGTATCTAGGGTTCTCGCATTAGCCCCTTTATTCGGGATTAGCTGAGGCATTGTTCTTTCTCTCCTGGGTTTATTAAGTGATGGTTAATGGTTAAACTGTACCGACCACTTCCTCGAAACTGATACCTGTACGTGTTGCGACGAAGGTTAGTCCGATGAAGTTGATAGAACGTGCTGGCTTGATGAATATATCAGCACGGAATTCGTTTGCGTCGATTATATCGGCGGTGTTGTTTGATTCATCACAAACTACTAAGAAGTCTGTGATACCTCTCTTCGCTTGAATATCACGAAGATATGGTTCAACTATATTTACAAAGTTTGCTCTTGTGATGTCATCGTTGAACTCAAAGAGTTGTGCCCTTGCAGCTCTTTCTATTGCAGTTTCTACAGTTAAGAATAAACGACGAACGTTAATTCTATCGAATGCAGAAGTATATGAAAGTGCAGTTTTATCACCAAAGAGTATCACTCCTTGACCAGGGAAAGCAACAACTGGGTTAACTCTCTTAGTATATAGAAGATCTCTCTGAGCTTGAGATGGGTTGTATGCAAGTTTAATTGCATTATTTACAACACCTCTATCCGCACCAGCAGGTGAGAACCAAGGATAAGAATTTTGAGATGTTCTTGCCATCATTCCTGCAACGTCAGCGTTACAAGGAATATAACGGAATTTATTATTGAAACGATCAAATATGTACTTGTAACCAGAATCTATAACTCCATATGATGATGAAGTCATCTGACCAGTAGTTTTAAGTATATTAGATGTCTGAGTATCACTATTAGAAATAGGTACTGGTGCATTACCAGATCCACTCAATACATCAGATTTTGATGGAGAAACAACTGCAACACAGTCCTTTCTATCACCAGCGATAGAGATTAACTTATTAGCCTTACCAACAGTTTCATCTCTACTTCCCAAGCCTGGGCCCATGATGAGATAGTTAATTGGATATTCTCTTACATTTGCAAATTCATTATATCCAGAAATTATATCTCCTAGAGTTGTAGGATATGTTGGTGCAGTATAAGTACCACCATAATCTTTACCACCTTCTAGTGAGAAGGTTGAAACTCCAATTCCAGTAAATTTAACTCCCTGAGTAACTTGACCCCATGAACCAGCTGCAATATTACTAGCGTTATTTGCACCCGTTAGTGGAGTACCATTTGGATTAACACCAGCGAAGATATATTCTGAATTATTTGCTACAAAATCCTTCCAGTAAATTGGAGAATTGAATTGTTTTGCATCGTCAGCCTTAGAAAGACTCAACCATGACTCTAGTATTTGACCAGAAGTTCCTGATTCCTTTCCACTATCATCAACAACTACAACATGAATTTCATCAAATCTAGAATTTCTGGAATTTGAATATGCAGAAGTTTGTGGTTTTGATGCAACACTACTCCAATAAACAGTAGCATTATCCAAACCTAATGTCTGTGACTCATACCAGTCTGAAACTGAAGCAGGTGTTAATGCTGAGTTTGTAGTAACTGCAGTTACAGTCATCCATTCTCTTGCAGTTCCAACACCAGCAATTCCAATAACATCTGCAGCATCAATTCCACCAGTTGCAACAATCTGAATGTTACCATCAGAAGCACCAGCGTTATTTGCAGCAACTGTTGTTACTTGACCTCCATGATTGAATACTGTTATTGTACTTCCATCATTATGAGCTGTTGCAGTTGTTCCATCAATACCTCTGGTTGTAAGACCAACAGCATTACCAGAGATGTTTCCAACTCCTATCAATTCTCCACCAATTAGAAGAACTGATTGGTTTGCAGTAATACCAGTTACATTTGCAACGTTAACTGAGTTAGCACTAACACTTAACGCAGCACCACCAGCGTTATCAACTGAAGTTGCTGCTGACTTATTCAGTAGTTTTATATTTTCACCTGTAGTAAGAGTACCTTGGTTTGTTCCCGCAGTAGTTCTAGTAACAGTTACTGATGTACTAGCCGCACCAGTTGCACCTGCAATATAACAATTACGTGTTGTTTTAAATTCATATGCACCTTCCTTTGTATAATCTGCAGCAGTGACACTTCCACCAACTGCAACTTCACTAACGATCTTAACATCAATACTAGAAGTACCAACGTTAGTAACAGTACCACTAAGATGTCCGTTAAGTGTTAATGAAGTACCAATACCACCAACAGTTGCTCCAGCAAGTGCTTGAGTAATACCAGCACCAACTACAATACCTGCAGTATTAATACCAGTAAGTGTTTGATCTGACTTAGCATCTATTACACAAACCTTTAATCCATTTGCCCAAGTACCAGGATTCTTTGCGGCGTAATACCATGTAGTCCCTGAAGCATAAGAATTAAAATAATCGTCTGTATTCTTAATCTTTAAACTTGTCAATGATGATGCTGCACCAGTTGCAACAGCAGCATTTGCATTATTAAGACTAGTACCATTTGTTCTTACTACCCTTAATGCTCCACCATATGAAAGGTATGATGCTGCGGATAACCAATATTCGTATTGGGAACTAGTCTCTTGGGGTTCCCCAAAAGTATCTACTAAGTCCTTTTCACCTTCTATTAATTGTGGATCTTCAACTGGCCCTTTAACGAAAGGCCCAGCAATCGCACCAGTCTGGTCGCTTACACCAGTAATTCCACCCCTTGTGAGATCAACTTCTTTTACTTTAATCCCTGGAGATACTAAGCCTAAACCAGCCATCTGTTTCCTCTGCGAGTCAGTATTTTATCTAAATTTATTTATTATTTGCTTTAATTACAAATGGGGAAACAATGCATGAACATCACCAATCTGGATATATCCATTGATTCCTTGTTATATTTCTACTTTCTTTGATTCTTTTTATAGTACATGGTTTACATTCATATGAATATGAGGAAGCTGCAGCTTTTCTATTCTTCCTAGTTAAATAGAATCCCTCTATAAGATTCTTTTGTTCTCCACATACTCTACACTTTCTTTCTTGTAGAAACAAATGTTCCAATTCAAATTGGTCATCTAGATCCATTAATGATATTCCCACATAAAACTCATGTCACCGTAGGTAGAATTTATATCTTCCCTATCAGCTGATGACCATCTATCACCATTCTCATCTACAAATTCATCTTCATCTAATGCAGTAGATATAAAACCAAATGGAGCCATATCTTGTTCTATCTGTTCCTTCTGATCATCATATAATCTCTTTCTTACATCCTGATCTGTTAGTTCCTTGAAGTAATCTTGATCTACCATCCATGCATATATTACAAGACACATGGCAAGATCATCATTACATCCTTCTTCTGCCTCAAATGAATTTCTTTTCTGAATAAAGGTTGTTAACTCACTTATGATATCATAGTCGTTAAATAAAACCTTATCAGCCTCAATCATGGTCTTAAGGTTAGAACATCCAAGAGCTTTTACTGCCTTAGACATCTTGACTCCTAATTGAGTTTTCTTACCTGAGAATCCTTGACCAACTATTTGACCAGCCCTACCCCTCATAGAACATTGAAGTAGATTTGGATACTCAAGATCATAGTTAAGAATAGCTGCAACCTGATCACCAATATCATTTACTTCACAGAGAACCCATGATTTATTATATGCCCTTACCGCATCATGAATAATAGATGGGAATAACATAGGTTTAATTTCATTATTCTTATACTTTGCAACTACCTGATGGGGATAAGTGGTAATGTCTACAATTATAAATGCAGAATAATCACCTTCCATACCTCTCGCAACGTCCACCGTACACATATATTCATGATCTTTTACTGGTTCTGCATAAACATCTAAACCATTACTGGATTTAAGTGGGTTATCATATACTAATGCTCTTAATTTAGCTGGATTGATTAAAGTATCTACAGATCCTAAGAACTCACATTCAAACTCAACCTTAAACTGTTGTTCTGAAGTGTTTGCAATGGTCTGTTGTCTCCACTTCTCATCCCTACCTGGAACTTCTGACCAATGGACTGACGTGGGAACATATTCATTTAGTTTCCTTTCTGCATCATGCCACATACGGTAGAAATGATTCATACCATGTGGCGTTGAAACCATTATTACTTTCGTTGATTTACCAGACGTAATAGTAGGATACACAGAGGCAAAGAACGAGTCAGCAATGTGATTCGGGACGAAAGCGAACTCGTCGAGAAAGAGGATGTTAAATGACATACCTCGGACAGCACTTGCAGACGTAGAAGCAGCCAGTATCTTTGATCC